TTAAGTCTCCCGTGTTGCATCTCTACACATCACTATATAAATATAAATCAATAACTTATATAAGATATTAACTCTTTGTGATTCGTTATATATCTTTTTGGTTGACACTTCGTCGACAGAAAAAATACGTCTCATGAACTCTTTCCAACACCGCCAATCGTGACCTGCTGAGTAGGTGCATCACAAGCTATCGTTCTAGTGATATTCATATAAGTCAGTGTAGCGACACAATCATTCAAAGGTAGGAACGTATATCCGGCCCGTTGTATATCTTCAAGTGTTAGATAGAACGATAACTGGCCATTCTGGCTAACAGCAAATCTCCAAACGTCTCTTGCATGGCCGTTCATATATCCAGTGATATGTCCGACAATGTGAATGCCGCGTCCACTTAATGGCTCAGTCACTTTCTCTGACTTAGGGGCAACGACCTTAACAGGTTCAGCTTGAGCTACCTCATCATGGCCTATATCTTTAGGGGAGTTGGTCGGGACCGTTGTTGGTATCTGTTGGATATTCGGCTTGCTGACCTCAGCATGTTTAGCTTTTGGTTTTAGCGGGTTTCCGAAATCCATGGTAGATATCATGAATAGAGTTAAAAGCAGGCATAGTCCTGTTCCCAGTACAGGCCATCTCTTCCAGAATGGAATAATGTCATTTGCTGCAAGCTCAGAACCGCCACCTCTAGTATGGCTCTTATATAAAGGGAAGTATTCAGCTTTATATTTACGAATGCCGGTATTAGTCACCTCGCCGCGGATACCGTCCTGGACCTTACGGATATAGCTGTTCTGGCTACCCATGGCAGTATTTTTACGAACCCTGTAGCAGATCTGCACAAGGTCACGGATGGACTGATTTATCTTGCCATAGGACTGTGTCATCAAAAGCACATCTGCCGACTCATGGCGATGGAGTGAATACCAGTGCTCTACTGCTATAGGAGTGCCATTCCTTGGCAAGGGAATATGACATTCATCGATGATATATAAAGGCCCTGCTCCAGTCTCAGGATGACGCCATGGATCACCATAATCCTCAGCATGTGCGAAGGCTGCATTGACGAAGTGCTTCTGCCTTAATGGCACACCTAAGGTCTTATATAACCACTGCGCCTTTTTGATATCTGGTCTAGTTCTTACTGCTTTAGTCTCAGACCTTAGCTCTATCAACGGTTCAGCATCCGGATAAAGCTTAAGAACCTCCGGGACCACGAGAGGGAGATTCGTAATAACCTTACGACCTTGTTCGAGCGCCGGTAATAGATGGAACGCGACCGCTTCATAAGATTTTCCTCCTCCTGGCGGACCAATCAGCAGGTTAATCATCTAGGTCTATATCATCCAGATTGAAGTACTCTTCGGGCGTCTCACCATATTCTTTCATGAGATATTCTGCTATCTCATCGTCATTATGGTTCTCAATGAATTCCTGCTCTCTTTCATACAAGCGTTCCATCTGAGCATTCTCATCACCGAAGACCGAGTCATACATGTCCTCGAAGAAATCCTCTATATCTCCCAACAGATCATCCAACATATCTAGCTCCCTAATCTAACAAACGGTATCAACTGCAATAAAAAGCGGATTATCAAAGCCGTTGCGATCAGGCCAAGGCAGTAACCCACACCACAAAGACCCAAGATATTCACGACATCAGCAGGGACCAGATTCATGTAGCTGGTTGCCTCATTGATGGCTGTGAAATCGAATGAATTGAGCATAGTGATGACGATTTGGAATAGCTGGTCAAATACCCAACAAACCGCATCCTTAATCATCAAAAGTACGCTTGTTAAAAGCTTTACAAGCAGACTTAAAAGCCATGCCGGAAAGCCTACGATGAAGTTATAGATACCTTTGATTGCGCTCCAAATCGCTTGCACGTTAACCTCCGAAGATGATCGTTCGACAAAGGAACAATGTGGTGACTACGAATACGATCTTGATGAAGAACCAGATATTCGATGCTGGAGAGACTTCAATACTTCCCCAACCTGCATGAAGGCCGGAGAAATCGATATTCCAACTTGGGGCTGTGCCTGAGTCCCATCCTGATGGGACAAAGCCATTTATCCCACTGACAAACTGAGTGCTATTCACTTGTGCCTTAAAGTCGCCCCAGACACCTTGAAGACCATTTTGATATGTTGCTGTATAGAAAGAATCAGGCACCGATGGATAGCCAGCGGCGGCATCGCCGGAACCAGAGCCATCTACTGTTAACTTATCTTTAATAGCTGTGGCAGTACTCTCTGTAGCGCAACCTGTGCAAGATGAAGAACCGTTTCCGGCTGTTCCATTACTAAATGCACCACCAGTACAAAGCGATGCAGATGGGTTTGACTGACAATAGATGTTTAGAGGTTGGTTAGTGCTATTTACTGATGTAGATGTTGAACCATCTGGGTTAGTAGTAACTGTAGTACTTGTGACTGTGACCTGATTATTGTTTACAGTCGTATTCGTAGTTGTATTAGTAGTGGTACTTCCAGTACTGGTTGTATTTGTACCACTGGTTATAGTCTTTTTTGTGATAGGTGGTGAATTAGCAGTGCCAGGGGCTACACATGTCGTTGAGCCTGAAGCAGTTATAAAACTCTTGCCTTGATTCAGGCATTCATCTTCTGCTGCAGTAGTTGTGCTGCCAGTTGTTCCAGTACAGGAGGCACCTGTTTGCGACCCAACAGTGCCAGATGTGGTTGTTGTAAAACTGCCATCCGGTTGTTTTATACCCACTCCAATTGGCGAACCAGTAATATTTATAGTGCAACCATTAAAGCAAGCCTGAGTTGCCATCTCAGTGCCAGCCAATGAGAAAGACCGTGTTTCACCATATCCAGCATATGAAGTGCTACCTGCTGTACAGGTTGGTGGCGGAATTGCACATACTCCTGTAGTAGGATTTCTAACAGCAGGAGCAACGCAGGATGGTGCGTTAATGCAGGAAGTGCCGGATTTTGTGCCTCCATTGGGGCATCCCGTTTGTTCGTAAATAGCACCACTTCCGACTTCAGTGCCTGATGTGTTTAGTGCGTAGCATTGAATTGGAAAATTTGGCCTGCGATCTAGAAATCGACTATAGGTATTGGGAGCTACTACCATTGCCCTGCAAGCAGATTCCATCGTAGAACCTTTGAAAACATTGCTTTGGTCTGCATAACCGGTGATTTGAACAGGGTAAGTATCTGCATGACTTAATGTTGCATACGATCCTAAAATCAGACCTATGATGAAGAAGAGTATGTTTCTAATAGCTCTCATGTGTTTGCGCACTCATAAACAGACTTGCCAGTTGCACTACAGGGAAACCAGCAGGTCATGTCGCAAAGCGGCTGTTGAGCACAACCTGATAGCAACATGAACATGATCAACATGAATCTCAAAACCGACTCCTTATCACTTGAATAAAAACGAAGCCGCTCATAGCACCGATCAAGGCAACCATCGCCCAAAACAGCGCTATGAGGGCACCCGTCATACTTAAGCTTTCTTCACACCACGTTTACCAAGGTCGATAGCCTTGAACGCCATTGCGATGCCGATCAATACGACACCGGTCGTACCGACCCAAGCCGCTACTGTTGTGAAGTCCACTGCTGCGAAAATATCAGCCATTTTTACTACTCCTTTTTTAAAAAGACGGTTCCGCCGTCACGGTTAAGGCAACATGCCCTAAAGCTTTTTGATAGTGCTAATCGCTGCACCTATCGGAAATCCCATGAACCAAGAAAATACGACCGAGCCGAACCCCCATGACCAGACATAAAGAATGGTCGGTGCATCTATTCCTAAAAGGGCAAAATCGGCTTCGGTCATATCTGTTCCCTACTCTTTTTCTACTTCCCAAAACGAATGGATTTCGTAATCCGCATCACTGATGTTGTTTATGGCTGTGTCTATCGCCTCTTGCGGGTCGTAAAGCCTTCCAGCCCTCTTGAGGAATTTCGTGTAATACAAATGCTCCGTGAGGAATTGACCTGTACTCTTGCACTGGAT